CCAATCGATTCCATCTATTCTTGGATTTGACATTAGTCAGCCATCTCCACTAATTCAGATGCAGAGAATCTACCGAATCTTGGCCTCCATGTACCTAATCCTTCAGCTTTTCCAGCCATAGTAATGATTCTATTTAGTTGAGATACACTTAATATCTCATCATCAACCATTAGCTCAAAAGTACATTTCCAATCTGGAAACAGTAATCTCTGAACCCAAACACCTCTTGATGTAAATGCTGTATTAGAAAAATAACTTTGATCTTTTGTGTACATTTCCAAAGCATCTTTTGATCCTTCATATTCGATTACTGGATCATTAGTTACAACAACAGAACGAAGAACGTCTTTACCTAACTTCCATTTGGTAGCAGCGTTTCTAAGACAACGCAAGAAGTTAGCACCTGGCATATATGGATCAGAGAATCCATCAAATTCGATAGAGTTTTTAGTTTCGTTAACTTTAACCTTACCTTCTTTTTTCCAATATCCAGAAAAAACCCAATCTAATGCACGAAGGCAAAGATGATCTTCATCATTTTTCTTTTTCTTACTAGAGAAGAATGCTTTTTGTTTTGCTCCTTCACCTAATGGATCAGAGTTTTGTACGTTTGAACAGAGAAGTCCAGCAGTTCCATGAACTGTGACTTGATAGCTATTAAGTGCCATAATAAAAGTTTCCTTAACGGAGTGAAAGTTTAAATCCTTAACGGACTCTCTTATATTAAACATATATTATTTATATGTCAAATTTATATTATTTGTGTTACAAAATGAGAATATTTGATATAATAAATACAAGCCGTGAGACTTGGCTTAAGTAGATAAGTTACTTGGAAGGGGCTTATCTACTTTTTATTATGTATAATTTAAAAACCCTATTCGACAAGGCAATGGATAGGGCGTCTAGGTAGACAAGTTTCAACCCGTGCTTGTCTACTGCTTTAATTTATGAGTATGTGGTAATACCTGATTAGCCTTCGGCACTAAATAGATATCCTTACAAATATCAAAAAATGGGCTTGATTCAGCTATTAAAATGCCTTCTTGTTTCAATTTTCCGCACTCTCGGATTCTGGCAATCTGCCAATCAAGCCTTTTATTCTCTAACACCTGATTTTGTATAGCTATTTGTGTATCGGCAGCAGATTTACATTGATTTTGAAACCCTCTGTCTAACGGAATACTAAACGTGGCTGATATTCCAAAGTTCAAAGCATAACTATCTTTATTCGTTCCAGAATAGTTTTTTTGCATGAATAAAATATCTCCTGGGTTATCTGGCACACCATCATCATTAGCGTCTGTTGGATCGTAGAAGGGTGTTTCATAATAATCTCGATAAGGCTTGAGATAATTTGCTCCAAAAGTGGTGAATGGGCTGATGGATAGGGTCGGCCCTTGGCATACAATATTTCCACCATACTGATTAGTTGTCATATTACCCGTAAGCGTCTGGACCGCCATATTCGTGACGCTTCCATTATTTGACTGACTTACAGCATTAGCTAAAACCTGCGTGGGAGATAGCAGGATTACTGAGAGAACACTGAGGTACTTGTGACTACGCTTTGTGATTCTATATTTCTTTGAATTGTTGTCACGTTTGAAACCCCACCTGGGCCACGATAAGTTTCTGTGAATTGAAATGCGTTTCCAGAAGTTGAATCGGTTAGTGTGAATACTGGTTTGTTGTTTGTCGATAAATCTAGTCCTGTCCATGTCTGACTTTCCCCATTTATTGTCCCTGTAACATCCGTTGTATTTGGAGCGACTGATCCATCGGTTGTAACTCCCAATCCAGTAACAGTGTACTCATAAGAATTACCAAAATAATCTGTAGAAGTAATAGTCTCACTGATTGAGGTTGTTGTATTTGTGGTGCTTGAAAGAGTCCCCGTTGTGAAGTTAGGAACAACAGGCTGTGATTTAACAGGTATGGCATACAACAGAAGCAGCAATAAGAGTTTTTTCATAAATCATCTTATGGTTAGCTCCGTTACGAACTGTCCTGTAACAGTAGATCCTGAGTCTCCTTCATGCAATCCTGTGATCCCATGACCTGACGTAATAGATCCAGCAAAACCATCTCCACTTCCAGCTACAGTTGAAATTACACTACCAAAGTTAGGAACCGTTCCAGCAGAAATGGTTGTGTTTTCTGTTCCGTTATTTGATGGAATCGTATCTGCTGCTGTAAATGACTCTGTTAATGACCATGTACTTGCACAGTTAGCTGGTGTTGCTCCGCAACCATTAATAGAATAATTTCCAGCATTAAGAGTTACTTCACTATTGCTTACAGTTAGTCCTCCAATTTGATCGTCTGTATTACTTGTTCCGATATTACTTCCAGAAGCACTATATGACGCACCAATTCTTGTGGCCTGTGTCATAGCAGCATCAACTTTTACGCTTACGCTAGATGTAAATTTTGAAGTTATATCAGCATAAGCTGGTGCTGATATGAGGAGTAACAACGAAAGTAGCTTTTTCATTTTTTGGATTTAGGGTCGATTACTTCAGCACCTTCTATTTTAATAGGTGTTATTACCCTTATAGTCTGAACCATACCTTCATTTTCTGCAACTTTACTGTCTTTCTCACTACGTTTCTTTGATCCCTCCAAACCGAATGTTGCCAATGCTCCCGTTAGAAGCGAAGCAGGAAATGTGATGTCTTTTGGTTCTGAACTGTACCCTGGAATCGAGATGTAATTTAATGTGACTATGAAACCACTCCAAACCACAACACCCAATCTAACAAAAAGGCTAATAATTGCTAGTTGCTCTTCTTTGTCATCTAAACCTTCCTTAAGTTTCTGAAAGGCATTTTTTTTCTTTTCTTCAACCATGGGACAAAATTTTAGGCATACTAAACATAACTATAGCTTAAATTCATGCCTGAGATATATGCAGCCTTAATAGGAGCAGCAGCTACGGCTTTTGTCATGGTTCTATCTAACATAAGTAGTAGAAGAGATAGAGATATTGTTGAATTGTTTAGCCGAATAAATAGATTAGAAAGAGCCGTAAGTCGTATGGAAGGTCAAAAAGACTAATCTTTGGTATGTTTGGGTAAGAAGATATATCTTTTTATGTACAAAATTTTAAAACCAATCTTAATGACGTTTTTAACAACAACTGCTGTTAAAAGGTTAGTGGTAGATTTATTAAAATCAATCGCAAAACAAACTACTAATACTTTAGATGATAAAGCAGTTGAGATTTTAGAAAAACAACTCTTTCCCTAAAATGAAAATCACTAAATTTCTCAACATAGATATTGAGCCAGCTCCCCCAGAAATGGAATTAGAGATTGAAATGCAGTGTAGAGAAATTATGAAGTCTGATGATTTAGACAACATAAAAAGGTATTGCACACATATGGTCAGAAAGAAGTTTGATCAAGATATCTTTATGGCCTCTTTATTGAACAGACTTATAGAATTAGAAGCTAATCGTGTCGTTCAACAAATGAGAAAAGAAAAAAGAAAACCAACAAATCCTATTGCAAAGTTTTTTCGTACTCGTTGAGATATTTTTCTTCAAAGTCTCTTATAAACATCTTTTCAGTTTTATCAACTTCATAATTAAATTTAAGAACTGCTGTTCTTATATGCTCTGCAACCCAACGACCCTCTTCATAAACTACTTGTGCTCTTCCATTTTCTTTAATAAAAACATAATGATCTTGTCCTTTTAACTGAACATCTAATAAATTTTTTTCTAAATCATTACGTCTTATTTGTTTAAGTTTGCGTAACTTTTCTACGGATTTTCTAACTGGTGTCATTTTTTATAGTCTGAAGGAGGAGGTGTAAGCCAGTAGCGTACACCATTTATTATTTTAAAGTGAATATTGAGATTGGGATCTTTAACTAAATATTCATCTTTGGGTTTAGAAAGGCAACTCTTCATTTACTCCTGTATCTATTTTCTGGGGATTAATTTGCCCATAAAGGCCGTAGTCTCCATCCATGACTTTAGCGTTGATGTATACACCTTCCGTGTTAATGTTCCCTTTTTCTTTTCCAAGATAAACTTTTCCTGATGATAATTTTGTATTTACTAAGTTTTGCATATGATCCATAAAATGCGTAATAGATTCTGTTGGAATGAACAAAGCTAATTGCTTACCATATTGACCATCTTGAATTTTAAATGAAATGGGTTTAGGTAATGCTGGATTGAAATTGAATTCTGGCATGATTAATTAAAAAATTGAGCTAATAAAGTGTTAAAGAATGAATTAAAAGAAACTTTGTTTTGTTTACAATGATCTTTTATTTTTAAAGCAAGGGTGTCATTTGTTCTGACACTAAAGATGTTTTTGTTCCAATCTTTTTTACGTTGCTGTTTGCGGAGAAGAAGTTCATTCAATACTTGTTCTCTCGCAGTGTTGGCAGTTTCATCTGGTGTCATAAGCTCTCATCTATCTTAGAGATTTCAAGAGCTAAAAACTCACCATGTTCAGCAGTAGTAATATGTCTGGTAATTTTTGTATCTTTGATACTGAACTTCTTTCTGAAAGATTCGACTACATCTTTCATCTGGAGTGGTTTGCTTTGATGAAGTGCCTGTAACTTTTCAAGAATTACTTCTTTTGCTTCCTTAGTAATAGGATCAGGAAGTTTTTCTAAAACAGATGTAGATTCTAGTTTTTGATTAGGTTTTGTAGGAGTTTTTGCTACACCTGTTTTTGGTGGTGGAGTTTTGGTAAGTGAATTACCATCATCATCATCGTTAGCTAGTCCATAGACAGAAAGTAATCCATATCTACGAGCATAGGTTTGAGCAGAACCAGCTTCCTGATGTGCATTTTTTACATTACTGGGAATTTTTGGAACAGGAAACTTACTGACTAAAGGTTCATCACCAGAAACGTGCATCAATTTTGTGATGACTATTGTAATAACTTCTCCCTCTGGAGTGATTACATAATCATTCAACTGTGTATGACAAAGACCAAACTCTGTAGCTGGTTGAACAGCAAGTAGAGCTTGAGCCAATGTGGTGTATTTGCTTTTATAAAATGGATTGCTTCCATCTAAACCAGCAGCATGATGCTTTTGCTGGAAAGCGTTTAGTGCCTCGATCAATGTCGAAGGCTGTTTAGTGGCCATGAGTAATTGTTTACTTGATAATTATATTACACATATATCATGTTTACTGCAAGGCAGCTTGTAACAATGTGTTGAATTGTTCTGGAGTTAACACCATTCTCCATTGACCTCCTCTAAACCTAACCATACTTGCAACAAAGTCCACACCTGCATTTTTTCTCTGAGTTTCCACTTCCCTGGGTTTAACTAAACAAGCTCTAGACTTATCTTTATAGTCTGCCACCTGTATCACGCAGTTAGGTATGCCATATATATCTCCAACATCATCTGGTATTCCTGCTGCAAGATTTCTTTTACATTCAAAACCAGTAACCTCTGTTAGAAGTTCTGCTGCTTCTCTTTCAGCTTTGTCTCCTTTTCTTTTATTTGGATTAGTCATCCTTCAAGTAATCGAATACGTTTTTGTATATCATCAAATGCTACAACATAATCTTTATCTGAGATTTCATTTTGAAACCATTGCCATTCAAGTGATGCAATTTCATTGTTTAGCTTTGTGATCAAATACTTTTTTCTTCGATCAAGTTCTCTATAAAAACATTTCATCTCATTACTTTCCATTTTCTTCTTATTTTTGCATTTAATTGTTTTGCTTTTTGTCTTTTAAGACTTAGATAAGTGTCATTTAATTCATCAATCAAATGAGTAAAGTCTCCCTGAGATGACATTTCTAATGACCTTTCAAAGTTAACGATAGATGCTTTGATAAGTTCTAAGTCTCTTCCTGAGACATCAAGTATATATCTCATCTTTTAGTCCACTCCGAGATAAGTTTTCTTAGCTCCTCGATACGTTTCTGAGCAGCTTGTATTCTTTCTTGTTTTGTCATCAGAACAATTCCTGTTCTGATTCAAACTTTTCCCATGCTTTCTGCCATGCAGCTTCACATCTTTCTGTTGGCTGATCAATGTTCATAATACATCTACCTTCAAATGCCCAGATTGTGTTACATACATCTGGTCTTAAATCGTAGTTTAGTTTCAACATTTCTACGTAGCAACCAAGTTGTTTATCAGTTGAGTAGGGTTCTTTCCAATACATATCAAGATCTTCGATATATAACAAACCATCTTTCTTTCTCTTTCGCATGAAATAATCACAGCTACTTTTTGTTTTCAAGTCAATCAATCTAATTTGTTTGGTCTTGGTGTCATAGCCAAGTAGATCAAGTTGACCGCCAACTGATTTATCAGGTATCGACATCATATGTTCAACTGCCATCGGTTCAAAATGTGTGAACAGTTCATGTTTAAGTAATGGTTCAACCCATGCACCATATTCATCAGGATCAATTTTGCCGTTACCCAACATATGTTCAGCTAGACATTCATGGCACTTTTCTCCTCTGGGCTGCCATTGTGATCTCCACTTTTCGATATTTTCTTTATCTTCTTCTGTCAGTTCACTACAGACTTGAGTAGTTGAATAAGATAACCATTGTTTAGTTTCAGTATTTACATACTGGTGTCTGTTTTCATCTCTTTTGATTGGAAGAGGTTTTAAAAGTTGGAAGGTTTTCATTGTTAGAAATCGTATTTGATTGGAAGGTCTTTTGGATTAGTAAGTTCTACTTTTTCTTCTTTTGGTTTTAGCTTTGGTATTTTAACCCTAGCAAGATTTTGATATTCGACACCTTGATAACCTTGCGGAAATGCCTTATTGCCTTTGGTATTGTTGACACATTCTGTCCATCCTGGGGGTGGGGTGTCTAAATCCTCTAGTGTCCAATAACCTTTTTTAATACCATCTTTTAGTATTTTTAGAACTGAAGCATCAAATAGTTTTTGCATTATTCAAACCCCCTTTCTGCTGTAAATACTCTTGATGCTGGATGATTATTTTTTGGCTCTTCTGGTTTGTAACCCTTCTTAAGTGGATATATATCCTTCCAGCCATTGCAGATTGCCTTCTCAAGAGCTTCTTTTCTATCCTGTGATGGAAATGACCTGAGAGTTTGAAAGATACGTCTAGCGACCCTTGTAGAGTTGACTGCACCTTTTTTCTTTCTAATAGGCCACCATTCTTCAATTAGATCAGCACAATCTTTTAAGTCATCAGGTATTAAATCTGGTGTAATTGTTCTAAATCCATAGAGATCCATAGGTACAGCTTCTCCATGTTTTCTTTTAGCAGCAGATTTCATTTTCTGTTTGAGAATCAGACGAATATATTGCGGTATTGTTAGTTCTTCTCCTCTAGCTTCATTTAGATAAGTATGAAGATCAGAATCTAACCAAACACAAACTTTAGTTTTTTCCATTCATAATAAACTGTTCATCACTGACAGTAGGTGATATTTATTTAGATGTCAAGCAGATATCTGAAAAATTCTTTTCCTTATCCTATATATATATTATATATATACATATATATTATTAATACATATATAGTTCTTATAAATATTTATTTATTTATATTATATTTCTTTTTCTTTTGGTTCTTTTCTTTTTCTTTTTTGAGGCCATTCATAGTTGAAAAATATCTATGTGCTAGTATTATGGTATAAGTTTGCCATTCATTATGTCTGAAAACGTTACCGAAGAAAAAAGAGAA